TCAGTGGCAGATTGACTTCTTTGAGTCAACTAACCGCTATAACTTCCTGACAGCAGCTAACCAGATTGGAAAGTCCAGTATCCAAATCTGTAAGTGTATAGACTGGGCTACCAACAGAGATAAGTGGCTGAACCTTTGGCACAACAAGCCTACACAGTATTGGTACTTCTACGCGGATGCTACACAGGCCACCGTTGAGTTTCATGAGAAATGGATCAAAGAGTTCCTGCCTAAAGATGAGATGAAGTCTCACCCTGATTACGGCTGGAAAGCTGAGTATGACTCTCGCAAGAAAATTCATGCTATACACTTTAATACTGGTGTCTCTGTTTACTTCAAGACATACGAGCAAAACGTACACTCATTACAGGCTTCCACCGTTTACGCTGTGTTTGCCGATGAGGAGATGCCTAAGCATCTCTTTGATGAGGTGAACGTCCGTTTGATTGCTAACCGTGGCTACTTCCATATGGTGTTTACAGCTACTCGTGGGCAAGACTTCTGGAGGCTTACCATTGAGCCAAAGCAAGGAGAGACAGTCAACTTCCCTGAAGGCTTTAAGCGTCAAGTCTCCATGTATGACTGCTTGTTCTACGCCAACGGCCAGAAGTCTAAGTGGACTGTTGAATACATCAAAGAGATAGAGCGGTCTTGTTCCAGTGAGAATGAGAGGCTTAGGCGCGTATATGGCAGGTTCGTTAAGTCAGAAGGCTTATTGATCAACAGCTTTAAGCGCGAATTACATACCACAAGGTCTGCTGATATTGGCTCTGATTGGCTTTGGTATAGCGGAGTGGATTGTGGAAATGGCGGTGATAAGGGGCATCCTCCAGGCATAGTGTTCATAGCTGTTAGTCCTGACTTCAAGATAGCCAAGATGATGCAATGCTGGAGAGGTGACGACGTAGCTGTGTCGTCTGCCGAGCTTCTTTCCAAGTACATCCAGATGAAAGGTTCTCGCCTAATGAGAGGTGAGGTCTATGACTATGGAGGCATAGGCAAAGACTTTGGCTTATTGGCAGAGAGAGCAGGTCAAGGTCTTGTGCCAGCTAAGAAAGATAGAGAGCTTGGCTTTGGTATCGTCAATGACTTGTTTAGCTTGAACATGATTCAGATTGTGATGGCTGATCATGAGAGTGAGAAGCTGGTTATTGAGATCACTACAGCAAGCAAAGACACAGATAAGACACACACCAAGGATGACTTGATAGATGCCTTCAGATACGCGGCTGTACAAGTGCCGTGGCAGATGAGTCATAGACAGCCAGCAGCTTTATCTGCTGAGCCACAAGCAAAGACATTTAGAGGGCGTGGTGACTACCAAGAAGATCGCAGAGGTATTGATTTGCTCTTTGATGAGTTTGAGGAGTGGAATCAGGACTGTGAATTTTTAGGCTATTGAAACACAAGTGGGGTGATTGTTGTATGGAAGACAAGTTAGCATTTACCGTTGAAGATATTACAAAGCTCATGACTCATTGTCGTGATGTTGGTGTATCTGAATTTCACGGCGGGGGAGTTAAATTCAGCCTCGTTAATGATCCGCTCATTCGAGCCTCAGCACAAGAAAATGTCCCCGCCGTGATTCCTACTAGAGACTTTGATCAGCTACTCATTGAAGACCCCAGGGCTTATGAGGAAGCGATGAGGGAGATAGATTGAAGAAGAATATTTCAGACCTTAACGCGCTATATCAGAACGCTGATTCTACAGACGCGGAGCTATTTGCTGAGCAAAGGTCTAATATCCTTCTAACCTCTGGCAATCACTACGCTAAGAAAATGCGTGAGGTGTTATCCAGACAGGTATCGACAATCAGCAAGGATCAGAAGATTCGGATTGTCAGAAACCATCTCAGAAAGATCACCACAACTTACCAGAATAACATCCTGAATAACTCTCCAGACGTATCCATCAAGGCTAAGAATGAGTCTGAGCTTCAAGATCAGAAGATAGCAGAGCAAGCCACAGGTGTCTGGACAGACTGGAAAGAGCGCAACGACTTTGCTGGTAAGCGCAGGAAGCTGGTATCTGACTATGTAGATATCGGTGAGGCTATCGTCAAAATATTCTTTGACCCTAATGCTGGTAAGTTTCTTGGCTATGAGCCTCAGCTTGATGAGATGGGTTTGCCTCTCATGGGTGAGGATGGTCAGCCTGTAGCCAAGCCAAAGTTTGAAGGTGAGATAGTCTGTGAAAGAGTCTTAGGCTTTAACCTGCTTCGTGATCCTGAAGCTAAAGACTGGGATGAGTGCCGATGGGTTTGTGTCAGAAAGATGGTTGACACCAAAAAACTCAAAAGCATGGTTGGTAATGATGAGAAGCTGGTGAAGTTTATCAATGAGTCCAGCAAGAACACTTACCAAGTCTTTGATGGTCAGAACACGTCATACACATCCCAAGATAAGACAATGACTCTCACAAGGGAGTTCTTCTTCAAGCCTTGTGTAGATTATCCACAGGGTTATTTCTATATCACCACTGAGGAAGGCATCCTTTTTGAAGGTGAGCTTCCCAATGGTGAGTGGCCTTTTGAGATAGTTAGCTTTGATGAGTTCCCCACTTCATGCCGTGGCTACTCGATCATTAAGCAGCTTCGTCCCGTACAAGCTGAAATCAACAGGGCTGCTTCTGCCATTGTTCAGACACAGCTTACACTTGGTATGGATAAGATCATCCTCCGCAATGGTTCCTCAATGGAAGCTGGTGGAGAAGCTCACGGTGTAAAGGCCATTCAGGTTGTTGGTCAAGATCCAACTATCTTGTCTGGTAGGTCTGGTGAGCAGTTTGTTGGCTATCTGAGTGCTTGTATCTCAGAGCTATACAACATTGCCATGGTCGAAGAAGACTCGCTCATGAAGGAAAATGGGCAGGTTGATCCATACGGTATGCTCTTTAGAACCATGTCTCAGAAGAAGAAGTTTAGCTCTTGGTCTGAGAAGTTTGAGAAGTTCATTGTGGCTATCTGCCGGAAGGTTTTGAATCTGTCTAAGGTGTATTACTCACCTGACAGGCTGGTTCCGATCCTTGGACGTAATGAGCAAGTCAATATCCCAGAATGGATGCAAACCCCTGAGCTTCGTTATGCGATTGTCCCAGAGGCAGCCAATGAGGATGTTGAGTCCAAGATGGGCAGACAGTTAGCTTTAAACCATATCCTTCAATATGGTGGAGCTAACATGGCTCCTGATGATCTTGGCAAGGTTCTAAGGCTTATGCCATACGTCAACAACGAGAAGCTCTTTGATGAGTTTACACTCGATTATGATGTGGCTAACAACATACTGCTTAGGCTTGACCGTGGTGAGTATGTGCCAGCCAAGCCAAATCAGAGTCATCCATACATCATTAAGCGTCTTGATCACAGGATGCTAAGTCCTGACTTTGACTTCCTTGCTCCACAGATTCAACAGCTTTATGCCCAGGTTAAGATGGAGCATGACCAGCTAGAAGCTCAAAGACAGATTCAGATACAGCAAATGAAAGACGGTTACATCCCGACAGGTGGAAACTTGATCGCTTGTGACTTCTATGTTTCCGATCCTACTAAGCCGGAAAAGATGCCTATGAGAGCAAGGATTCCTTATGAGTCACTCAATTGGCTCATGCAGAGAATCCAAGCCCAAGGCGTGGCTCAGCAGGATTTATCACAGTTAAGTGAAGGCAGTCAGCAAGACATTGCCTCTCTTATAGGTTCTGCCCCGCAAATGCAAGGTCAGCAATTGCAAGCAGCTAACCCGCTATCATCAGGGCTACCAAGCCAATAACGCCAAGCCAAGGCAAGGAGAATTTATGAGTTTAGAAAATGCAAGCCAAGCAGATTCAAGTGCCACGACGACTGAGAGTGTATCGACTGAATCCCAACCAGCTAGTACGGAAGCAAGTACGCAGACCAGTGTTCAAGCTCCTGCTAATGATCAAGTTCCAGCGCAATACACGCCTAATTTTGAGTTCAAAGTATATGACAAGGTTCACCAGTTCCCTGAGTGGGCTAGACCAGTAATCAAGGATAAGGCTACTGAAGACCAAATCCGCGACGTGTTTAGCAGAGCTTATGGACTTGATGGGCTTAAAGGCAAATACGAGAAGTCAAAAGAACAGCTTACTCGCTATGCTGAGGTAGAGAAAAACTACAACAGCCAGACTAGCCAGCTTAAGCAGATTCTTGCCTTGAGAGATACTGACATGGGAGCTTTCCTTCAAGCTGTTGGCTTGGATGATGAGAAACTTGCTCAGCACTATCAGGCAATTCTTAGAGCAAAGGAAGACCCTACCTTTGCCGCTCAGTACAATGCAGGACTTGAAGCTAAACGAAAGCACCTTCAAGCGACTCAAGAACAGGAAGAAATGCGCGCACAGATGGAATCTCTCAAGCAAGAGAGAGAGCAAATCATGCTGGAGCGTCACGTCAACTCCTTTGAGTCCACATACAATAGCCCACAAGTTAGCTCCTTTGCTCAAGCGTTTGACGCTAAAGCAGGTAAAGAAGGAGCCTTTAAAGATGAGGCTATGGAGCTAGGAAATTTTATCTTCATGAAGGAGCAAAGAAATGCTCCACCATCTGAAGTATTTGATCTTCTGATCCAGAAGTATGGTGCGTTTGTCCAGCCACAGACAATGCAAGCACAGCCTCAAATGGCGGCTAAGTCACAGCCAGCGACTATCCCTAATACGGGTGGAGCAAGCGGTGTCTCAGTTACTAAGCCAAGATTCCGTTCTATTGACGACATCAAAAAACACTACGAAAGAAACTACGGAGAATAAATAAATGGCAACACAAAGATCGTTTAACAATATGCTTAATGAGTACCTCCATTACGAGCTACTCAAAGAAGAACACAACAAGCGCAACTACTTCATGGGTAAAGTAGAGCGCGATAATTCATGGAAATCTGGCAGTATAATTGTGCCCTTCGAGGCTGCTGCTGAAAGCTCTTACGCTCTTGGTGGATTGACTGCTGATACAGACATTGCAGAAGCGAAGTTCGTTCGTGGTGTAGTGTCTGGACAGAAGGAGGTCTGGGGGACTATCCAGTTCCACGAACGCGATTTAAAAGAACACTCTGGTGGATCTGCTGACTCTGTATCTGAGCAGTCTTTCCTCAAGAACCTTCCTAAGCGTTTGACAGGCTTTATGGATGGAATGAAGGAGCTTGTTTCTACTGCTCTCCTCGCTGGCTCACATATCGCTAAAGTCACTGTTGATGGTACTGCTGGTGGTGTTATCGGTGTTGACCGTCCTGAGCGTTTCATGATTGGTCAAAAAGTTGTTGTTGTTGACTCTGCTGACGCTGTTCAAATGACAGCTTACGTCATTGCCATCGACATCAACGGCAACACAATCACTGTCTCTACAACACGCGGCGGAGCGGCTTCTACGGCGGTTGCTTGTAACGTCGGCGAAAGAATCATGATCGACGGTGGAGCTACTGCTGCTAACCGTTTCACTGACATTGTTGATCAGCTTCTTCCTGCTTCTGCTGGTGGATCGGCTAACTTGTTTGGTGTTTCTAAGCTGGCTCAGCCTTTCACACAAGCTATCGCTATCAATGGCGGTGTTGGTGGGTTGAATATTGGTGCTAGTAACGTACTCGAAAGTATCTTCGATGCTTGGAAAGTTGTTTGCCAAAAGTCTCGTGGAGCAGAGCAAAAGACTTTGCTTATGAGCTACAAGCACCTCGGCAACGTCATGAAGACATTGGAAGCAGGATCGGGTGCTTACCGTCACGTTGAGACAAAAGTATCGGCTTACGGCTACACAGAGATCACTGTTGGTGGCGTACAAGGCGTTGTCAAGATCGCTGCTGTCCAAGAGATGCGTGATGATGTCATGATCTTCGTTGACTGGTCTGCTGTGAAGTTCCATACAAACGGTGACTTCTATGTACACAAAGACCCAGAAGGCAAGATGTACTACACCAAGCGTGTTTCTGGTGCTGGCGGTGGATACGTTTATATTGTTGATATCGCGCTTCGTGGTGAGCTTGTGGTTAATCAGCCATGGAAAATGGCAATCATCCATAGCATCCCATAATTCACAAATGAATGGGGGTGTCTCATTGATTTGGGACACTCCCTTTCCTATGCTTGAGGTATAATTATGTCACTTCCTAGCACCACATCGTTACTCACAACTGGCTTCAATGAGTATGTAAAGCAACACATTGAATACGATATTGGTGGCAGAATGATAGCTGTCTATGAAGCCCGGACAGAGGCTAAAGACGGCGAAGGCGCATTGCTCACTACATACACCTATGAGGGAACATCTAACCGTGTCTCCTTTATGAAAGAACAACCCTCCGTATGGCAGGGTATCTGGGGGTAAACCTTGGGCGTATTTTCACATCATAGATCAAGAGTCTTCAATAAAGCGCAGCATCCACTTGCTCACAATATTGATGACTTTGCCTATACTCATCCAGCTTTCGGTGGCATGGTCACAAACCTCCAGCAAGCTCTGGACTGGATTTGTGCTGTACTTTATCCGACACAGAAATCTGCTGTTGCTGATGTAGCGAGTCTTCCGGCTGCTGGTAATAGCATCGGTGATATGCGTGTTGTCAATGACGATGGTGACGGCTTATCAGCTTCATATCGTTGGGAGCAACGCGAAGGCGACGCTACGCCGAAGTGGTATAAAATCTATGATGTTGACTTCAGCACAGACTCAATCCTGGCTGCATGGACTAATGTAACCCAAGATGTCTATGCCACAAAGTACGGAAGAAACGATACTGACTCAAATGGTCTGGTCATAACTGGACTTTTAGCTGGTCAGTCTATTTACGGTGGTAAGACCGCTAATACTAACCTGAACCTGTTTGCTAACTCTGGTGATGGGGTTGGTGCAAACACTGGCTTCATTCAGGCTGGTGATAACGTCAGGCCATTATCTAACAATACATTCACACTTGGTACTGCTACCTATAGATGGTCAGACTTTCATGCTGTAAGAGCCTCTATTGGTGACTTCCAGCTTCTTGATGACACCATTGATAGCACTACTGGTTTAGTTGACTTCCTGGACAATGACCTTTTAACAACAGGGTTTGTCTCCGCTGAACACGTTACAGCTATCGTGTCTGCCTCTGCTTTTGCTTCTGGTACTACCATCGGTAATATCACTGTCAGCAACGGCTCTATTGTTTCATCTGGTGGCACAATTAGCTTTGGTTCCAATGGAATCCAGACAACAGGTACAGGCCAAATTGGTCTGATCAATATTTCTGGTAACTCCATTGACTCTGATAACACTGTTATTGACTTCAACTTCAATGACTTGGTGGATGTTGGAGATGTTACCGCACAAAATGGTTTCTTTGATACTTTGTCTATCGGTGGAACACTGGTTGACTTGATCATCGACACAAACGGCAACATCAGCAAAGCCGCTGCTTTGTCTATGACTTCCGCTGCTGTGTTGACGTTGACAGGTACAACGGTTGCTTTGACAGGTAATGTCACTGCTTCCAATACCATTGTGGCACAAGGCAAAGTTTCGGCTCCTCAGCTTGAGGCTGTGACTGGTGGTAGGTCTATACTGATTGGCGGTGCTACAAACGTCATCCAATCCACTGGTGCTGTGTTAGATATTAACAGCAGTACAGGTGTGACTTTAACGGCTCCATCGCTAACACCTACAGGTGCGACTACTGATATCGGTAGTGCCACTAACCTTTTCAGAGATGTTTATTTAAGTGGGTCTTTGAGGCTTGCTGGTGGTAACTCCATAGGTCAGGCTGCTTTGTCTGCTCTAAGAAATGTTGCTGTTTCTCCTGCCAATGGAGACACGCTGTTTTGGGATGCTGGTACATCGTCATGGGTGGCAAGTCATCCAGATACAGAAGTAGATCACGGTGAGATCAATGGCTTGCTAGACGATGATCACACCCAGTACGCGATGCTTGCCGGACGCGCAGGTGGTCAGGTTCTTACTGGTGGAACTGCTGCTAACAACAACCTGGTGTTGGCATCGACTTCCAATGTGACCAAAGGCAATGTCTTGTGGAGAGATGTTCTCGCTCCAGAAACAGATGGCACTGATCTTGGTACTTTGGCTAGGCAGATTGGTGATAGTTACTTTAAAGGTCAAGCTAAGGGATTCAGGCTTGAAAACTTCACTACTGTTACCCTGCCTTCAGCTAGTGCTGCAAAGACTGGTAGAGCTGTGTTCGACACTACAGCAAAGACATTGCTTGTAGATGACGGTGGAACATGGCGTAGAGCAGGTGCAGAAAAGTATCTGCAAGTTGATGCTGTAGGCTGGAATGGCTCTGTACTGACTCTGACATACACAGTTAGCTCCACCATGCAGGATGCTACTAAGGCGATTTGGGATTTCTGTCTGACATCGACTGGTGAAAGGCTTTACCCAGTTATCACTAAAACAACGACACAGGTAACAGTGACATTCAAGATGCCACCACCTGCTGCTAGTTACACTTTGATAGGAGTAGCATAATGCTCATTCTAGGCGATTTGATTGGTGCTGGTCTTGAAAGTTTGGCTGCTGATCCCGTAGGCTTAAACGCTTTTGCTGGTAGGATTTACCTCAATACAACAACTGGTAACTACAGGGTATGTATTGTTGCTGGAACATGGGTTAATGTCCTAATAGATGGCAAAAGCGGCACAGATGTTAGCTTGTTGACGCCTACTACTGGAGCAAGTTCAGCTACCATCCAAGTTCCTCAGATGACTACTGCTGAGAAGAATGCCCTTGCGTCTCCGGTTACTGGTCGTATCGTCTATGACAGTACGCTGAAGTCACTCTATGTTTACAACGGAACAACATGGATTCCTGCTGGTGGTGGATCAGCACTAACGGCGATTATCACACAAGCTTCACACGGGTTTGTAGCTACAGACATCGGATGTGCTCTGTACATCAACGGCTCTGGTGTTTATACAAAGGCAAGATCAGACGCAGCAAATACTGCTGAAGTTGTCGGCTTGCTTTATAGCATTGTTGATGCAAACACATTCAATATAGCAATGGCTGGTGAAGTGACTGTTGATTCCACACAATCCGGTGGAGCAATGACAGTAGGAGCCAACTACTTCTTGTCATCATCAACAGCGGGTCAATTGACATCAACAGAGCCTACAACTGTTGGTTATGTTTCTCAGCCTATTGGTGTAGCTAAGTCAGCTACAGTTTTGGTTGTCAATATCATGCGCGGTGTTGTTGTAGGTGGAGCAAACGTCCGTACCTCTGTAGGTTTAGCTAATAACGCTACCACTACAGTTCAGAGCTTTGCTGCATACGAAGCTGCGGAACTCACTGGATGGGTTTCTATCGCAGCTACAACGCCTTTGAAGTTTTACTTACAAGCTCAGGTAGCAAAGAACGGTGCAGGAACAGACTATAACGTAGCATGGCAAGCTACTGGTGACACTTACCCTGTTGGATTCAATGTCACTATTACGGCGGCTGGACTTCTTCAGATTGTGATGCCTAACGTAACTGGGTTTACTTCAGCTAGTATCAACTATGCGCTTAATGCTCCGGCGGTTGGGACAACTTTCCCGCTTAGTGTAGATGCTACCAATGTTGTAGGCACTTTAGTAAAAACACAGTTAAAGACA